AGTCGAACGTGAAGAGATTGTCAGTTCCACCACTCAGGTCGTAGGTAGCAGCCGAGTTACCAACTGCCCGACCCTCGGACTCTGCCAGGATCAGGTCAGGGATACCTTGGTCAACACCATGAACCTCGCCAGTAGCGCCGCCGCCACCGATACGGTCATTCGGGAAGAAGTCCCGCACGTCGATGTCAGCAGTAGAGCCAGCCGGAGCACGGGTGTCGATCTCGCGAATGCGAATGCCAGTTCCCTTCTCCTGAATCTTGGTCTCGCGACCTGTGAGCGGGTTAGTCTCCGTAGCTGCTCCACCGACCTGAACGGCGAAGTTGATTCCGGCAACTTGGTCAATCAGATCGAAAGGCTCCTTGATGACCTGACGAACGTTGACCGTCTGCAAGTTGAAGGAGGGGGGAGTGACGAAGCCACTGCCCGGTCCAGCATAACCAGCAATCAGGCTAGTCCAGCGAGAAGCACTAATAAGCTTTGCAACTACAGTGCTGTCGGTCTTGCCTACGTTGCCAATGGTCTCAGCGTTTCCGCCTTCAGTTCGGCGTCGCTTGATGTCGATGCCGGTTGTTTCCGCAAGCGGAAGCAAACCCTCTTCAATCTGTTTGATAAACTTCGGCAAGCGGGACTTGCCATTTGCGTAGCCCTCGTAAATCTCTTCATAGGTGAGATCTGTTCGGGCGTTCAGTGTAAGGGTACCCATTCGATTTTCTCCTAGAACGCTTCTGGACCATCGCCAGCAGCGCTGTTCTTAGGGTTATTCTACAGCAAAACAGCATCCGCTGAGGCCCGCGTGGCCTCACCCTATAGATAACCTATGTGGCTCCTATAGGAACGTTTACATATGGTTCGAAAGTTTGAACGAGCCGAAGAGTGGTATCGTGACTTGTCAGGATGTTTAGGGGCCTATTTGGACTAGCATCCACGACTTTCCACAGTTCTTGATCTCGGCAGCGGAATAGGAAGTCCTCAACACCAATTCTAGGCATAGTGTTGTCAAAATAGGCCGTGATCGTTTGCCAGCTATCGTATATACCGAATTCCGCTAAGGTAATACTTTCTCTGTCCCTGGGAATATTTACCCGAACTAGCAGATCCGGGATTAGCTTGGCTCGTAGGAAAAACTGGGAGAAAATGGGATTGGCATCAGCCAGAGTCTTTCGGCTGAACTCGAATCGGAAAACTAGCTTCTGCTGGGATATCCGGGCGTTGAGAGAAGCGTTGGTAACTTTTACGAAGTCCGTTTCTGAAGTGGTTCTCACGAACGCTATGATGCTGTTGTTTTCTGTGAGGCTAGTGGTTCTGACCACCAAATTCCAGAAATCCACTTCTCCAAGATTTTGTCGAATATCCACATTGACTTCGATGAACCCCGTCAAGGCAGAATTGTCTAGACCGATCAATACAGGTCTAGCGTCTAGTTCGAACAGGGGACGAACATTCACAGTTCTGAGACTGGGGTGTGTCACATCAATCGTGAAGTCTACGGTCCCGAATTTAGTGTAGCCACCAACAATGCCGGTACCGTGGCATATCTGACACAATCCATCGGGAGACGACTCAACTATGAAGCAGGAGCATCTCCGGCCACTGAGCTTGCGCTGGAAGAATAGAGTGTCTACTCGGTCAACTGCCAGAGCATCCCGGGCGCGAGACTGGATTCTTGGCACGAGGTCCAGAAGAGCAACTTCGTGTGGAAAGTCCTCTTTAAATTGAGTTTTGTCGAATACATGGTCAACTCGATCCCGCTGAGTAGCGTTTAACGAGCGGACAGGATTAGCCCTTCTGAGCATGTGCATTCCTCCCTTTTAGACATAACGGTTATCTCTGGAATATGGCCTCTGATCGCGACGATTACAAGAAAGCTACATTCTTCCGGGAGGATGAAGCCGTAGATCTCTCGGAGCGTACTAGTCCTTCCCCGGCTGACTGGTTCGGTGGTGGCGGCCAAAAGTTCAAGGGTCTGCCTGCTCTCTCAGATGACGAGGAAACTGAATACGACGGCTGGAGGCAATTCTTTCGCCGGGGCAGTCCGGGCACGGCTGATCCTATAGAATACGCTCATCCGTTATCAAATCCTCTACTTCCACCGGGGACGTTGGACGATAGTAGTATAAAGTACAAGGATGAGGAGAGCGACGTGCGCTCTCTAATCTATGTTCTTGAACAGGCGGCTGAAGTCTTTGAGGCAGAGGGCCACATTGACTTAGCTGCTGAATGTGAACGTTTGTGCGAACTGGCGCTAACAGAGGACAAATAATGAATCGTAAACTATTATCAACAGTTGTGGTCACAGTTGCATTCTTTCTGTCTGGATGCGTGACCTATAGTGGTTCGACTCTGCGGAGTCTGGCAGATCGAAACTTGGCCGCATCCGAGGTGACTACTGAGATGTGTCGCGATTTTGCTACGGCTTCTCAGGCAGCTATTACTGGAGATGACAAGGCTTGGCCCCTTTTGGGTAAAGCAGCAGAGCTGAAGGGCCTTTCCGTAGGGTTAAGCAAGCATAGCATTCAATGCTTTTCTGCCGTTGAGCGCCTCAATCGGGAAGCGAATCCCATGAGTGACTTCAATCATGGCTCCCTACTTCAGATCTTCAAGCGCTCTTGGGGCAATTCCAAGGTATTGGCTGGAAATGCAGACTAGTCATGAAATGGCTGAAAGTAATACTACAAGTGCTCTGGGCGATTCTCACGAATCCCAGAGACAAGAAACCTGAAACGGAGACTGACATGAGTATTGATTTTGACAGCATCAAGGAAGCTGCCAAAGAGGCACTGGAAGACGCTGGCTATCAGGATGAGCTAGATGATCTTCTTGATGAGTACAAGGATCTCTTCGTCGATGAGGCTAAGGGCTATCTGAAAGCCATTGTCTCTACATTCAAGGGTGACGACTATGACCCTAAAAAGTATGCCGAGTTCATATCTACTCTAGATGATGACCAGCTTATTGCTGAGGCAGGGTCCACGGCAGACGACATTGCTGGCTTGGTAGCAACGTACAACAAGAAGAGGCAGTTCGTGAAGGATCTCAAGGGTAGCGCTTCTTCTGTCGCCCGAAAGGCGCTGGTTGCTGGCCTTGCCTCGTTTGTTGGCCCAGTAGCAGGTCCCCTCTCAGGGCTCCTGAATCTCTAGTTCTTAGGGGCCTTCCCAACATGAGGGTAACGTCGAAGGCGGCGGACTTTCTTCAATAGTTTACCCTCTTCACCTAGCTCCTTCTCCATCGCGTATACCGCGATACCTAAGGCATCTGCTTCGTGGATGCTGAGATGGGGGAAGTGAACTTTCATTCCTTTGCTTCTTGGAAGTTCACCATATCTCTTAGCGATGTAGGTCTTCCATTGAGCCGAAGTGACCAGATGCGTAGGAATCCCCTTGCTAGCGTTCACGACCCCAATTACACCGAGCATGATGTTGATGAACTCACCCACGGCTCCCTGCTGGACTCCGGGTCTAGCCATAAATCGCTCCGCCAAGACACAATCCGGCTCCACTTCGGTCAGGAATTTGAAGTAGTCGTCTCGAAATGCCTTCACTTCCTCAGTGAAGTCCTCCCACAAAAGAGAACGAATCGGCCTGAGATATCTGGTTTCCAGAACCTTGCGATCCTCCATTACGGCAGCCGCAAAGTTCAGTTTTCCTGGGTCTAAGGTAATGATCTTCATCTATTCGAGAAATAAGACTAAAGTGGAGATATGCCAAAGAAATCAATGACTTCCGAGTTGAGCGAGATTCTGGAAAGTCTGCCCCATTTGTCTTCGGGGGAGCTGGAAGTGGCTCTGGAAAGGCTGGGGATTCTTGGTGTAGAAGTTCCAGAAGGACCGATAAGACGCCCCGGTATCTCTTGTCCTATTATGCAACTTCCTATCGTAACCCCTTGTAATCTGGTCAAATGTTCTTACCATATTGAGAACGAATGGTCCCGAAATTGCTTGCTGGAGTACATGGATAGCCAGGACAGCGAGTCGTTAGCCGTTGAGGAGATTGCGTTTCTGTACCAGGCGAGCCCAAAGCGGGTGGAAGAGACCATCTCTAGGGGCATGGCGGAATTGCGAGAAACCTCAATGAAAACGCTGGGTTTCAGTGGAGACTTTCACAAACCTTCCGCGCCAGAAATTCGAGCTAACGTAGATGAGGAGGAAAGTTTCGAGATCTCTCATATAACGTTAGCGCCACCTTTCATGGAAAAGGCCAATGAAGCCCTAGAATCTGCTGTTCCGGCTGAGACGGTATTTAGGCATCCGGCCATCAAAATTCTTGGGGTCCTTGATCGTATAATTAGCGAACTAGAATGAAAAACACCTTATTATCTATGGAGTAAGAGCATTGTCCTGACATGTCACGCCTAGCGAGGCATGGGTATTGCTTAGGAGAAACGGCATGGCTTTCAATCCTAACACTGGTGCGGATCGCGAACAGCGAATGCTCTCTCGAATGAGAGAGAAAATGTCCAGCAAGGTGGGTCACCGGGCTGACATCTATCTGGGCGATTTCCGCAGAATTAATCAAATCACGGCGCAGATACTACTTGGCTATGATGATAGATTTGGCGTACTGACTGGCAACCATATTTCAGAGTTTATGGTAAAGAGCTTTAAAGGCCAGATTGTACCCCAGATGGCAACGGCTAAAGTCCACAAGGATATCGAAGCTGTTTCGGTTGTTGCGGAGATTTACCGCCCCACCCGCCGACTGGATGAATCCGAGAATATGACCTGCATCGCCAGCACTCTCTATGTTGATTCCGATATGGGAGAGACCTGGGAAGTTATGGGCGATGAGGAGGCCAAGTATCTAGCTCGTGTCATGAAGGATGACATTGGAGCTATTCTTCAAGAGCGACGGAATCGAATGACTTCTAAGTACACTGGTAAGGTCTGTCTCGCCAATGCCCTTTCGGCTGGAATCAATCAGGTTGAAGACGGCGCTCTAGTTCGCTTCTACTGGAACGGCAAAGTTCTACAGGGCGAAGTCACCCAGGTTCAGGAGCACGGCGTGAAGATTAATGCCGAAGACGGCGGTTCGTTCACCGTGCCGCGCGAGTCGGTAGTTGAGATACTTCGTTGGTCGGCGAAAACTGAGAGCAATCTCAAAGATTCCCTAGGTCGGTACTTCTCAGAAGCTTACGGCTTCGACGATTACGGACAGCAGCTCACGCGAGACCTGAACGGCAAGTTCCGCTAATTCGCGCTGAGGGAGAAAGTAATGCCCCAGCGCGCTCTGCCGAAGCCGCCGAAGCTGCCTAAACTACCTCGTGTAGAAGAACCACCGCAGCTCTCTTCTCCTCCAAAAGTTGAGTTGCCCCCTAAGCCAGATCGCAGCGATCAAAAGCTAGGCTTGCGGCCTAAGGTTGATCGAGGGCTGCGAGACCAGACTAGCGGTCCTTTCATTTCCCCTTACATGCATCATCTAAAAATGGACCCAAGCCGCCAACGCAGGGAAGATACGGAGCAGTTTGAGCAGATCCGGGAACTGAGGGAAAAGAGGCGGGAGATCAACGAAGAGATTCGTGAACTACGCAATCAAGATACGCGCATCAATCCCTACAATGTTAACCGTCATGTCGAGGAAACAGCAGATCAAATGATCTCTGATCTTCGAAACATGGGGCAATCTCGATGGAGTGGAAATCTAACTGGGTTCCGAGAATATACACCACTGTACAACATTTTCAAGGATCAGTTCAACATAGCAGAGGAAGATAAATCTGACGGGGAGCGTAGCGGAAATCTTTCTGGATACTACGGTTACTCGCCCCTGCACAATACTTTCCGGGATCAGTTCGGTGTTTCAGAGGAAGAGGAATAGATGGTCGTTTTCCAGGCCAAAGAGGATGTAGCTAACAGGCGCAGAGTAGTCCTCAATGGACGGATAGTGACTATTATCGACATCTCTGGGCGCGAAGCTAAAATTGCTGAAGACGGGCAATGGTATAAGCATTCTGAGTTCCACCCCCTTGTCAAAGAAGACATCCAAGTCGAACATATCAATGCCGTAATAGACAAGATTGCTGGGAAGCCTATTGCTACCCTGAAACTCCTTGACACGGGGCTTCAATTCGTGTTGGAAGACAATACTAGGGTAGATGTACGGTATGGTGCTAGTGAAGAGCTAAATATCATAGTGTATGATTCGAACGGAGAGAGAGTTCTGTAATGCCAAAGTCCAAGAAAATGTCGCGTCGTGAAGACGCTTCTGCCAGCCGAGGCACTCGGGATTATGAGGTTGATGATGAGACGGCATCCGAAGCACTATTGCAATCCATGACGACGCGCGGCCGTAAGGTCGAGGAACAAGACGCCGCCAACGATGATCCTTTCACTGATGAGGATGGAGATCTTCATGTAGTTCCTACTTATTCAGACTTATCCATTTTGATGGATGATGCTTCTTTAGAAACCCTGCCATCGAAAGAGATCTTACTCCGTAACCTGAAAGTTACACTTCGAGCCATTGAAATGGCAGAGATCGCATATCATGCTCTTCCAAAACAAGGAACGGCTACTGCTCTAACACAGATGCAAAATATGGCGAAGGAGCTGATAGAGGCCATCGAAGCACGACAAGATCCTGAAGTGCTTCAATTAGCCATAATGGAAACAGTCGTTAAGCCAATGGTGTTAGAGTTCGTCAAGGTCTTAACTTCAGAGGCCGAACGCAAGCGAGCTGCTCTTATGGCCATCATTCCACCAGAAAGTGCTGGAGTCGTGGCACATGAAATGAAAGATCTCCTGAAGGGAGTAACTCAGGGATGCGATGAAGCTTTTGATGATTGCGTTCGTAGGTTAGAGGAACTACTTGGAGCTAAGATCAAGGGAACTGCCGGAGTAGCCCGATCCAGGAAGAAATAATGTCTGAAACAGAATGGTCACCTTCCAGCTTAATTTCCCAAGCATTGGCTTCGGATCTAGACCCCGGTGTCTTTTCCCTCATCAATGAGGGCGACATTTCCAAGGCTCCTAACTTTTTAGATTTTTGCTTGAATAAGAAATTTCTGAATGTTATTCCATATCCTAGACAAATCGAAGCGGGCTTGTCATTCTTCGAGGAATATTGTCCAGATTGTACAAATCCAGAATGGCTACATGGAAATGAGGAGAAAGTCTTAGATCTATTCGATCAACCAATCTCCGAAATCTTGGAAAACATCCAACTTTTAGAATTCGGCAGATGCCAGAAGTGCGGCAAAAACAAGAATGATTTCGCTAAGAGCGGGCAATTTCACGCTCCTTACGAACTAGCTGGATGTGCGGGGCAGAGATCCGGTAAATCCGCCTTGGTTGCTATGATTGCCGCGTATCACTTGCACCGGTATCTCGTAATCCCAGATCCTATTCGTTTCTTTGGACTTTTGCCCTCTTCCCAGCTCTATATGAGCATGACGGCTGTATCCGCGATGCAGGCAGAAGCCCTGTTGTGGATTCCCTTCAAGGAATATGTAGATGAAGCTCCTTGGTTCCGGGAATATCATAATTTGCTACATGACACCGGAGAACGGCTCGGTACTGAGCTGATGCATAGACCAAAAACTTTCTTGGTATACAAACACAAGCGCATTGCCTGCATGTATGAAGCTCCCAACAAGCGGCGTCTTCGAGGTAAAACCAGATTCTTCACAGCAATCGACGAGATCGGATGGATGGAAGCGGACGCTACGAAGCAATCTGTGACTCTATCTGCCGACGAAATTTCGGCGGCGCTCGATAACTCTCTGCGCACGTTGAGATCAAAAGCTGAAAAGAAGCGTCTCGCTGGAATGTGGAATTGCCCGGATGGCATTGCATGCAATATTTCAAGTCCTTCCGCCAAAGATGACAAGATCATGCGTAATGTTCGCTCTGCCCGCACAAACAAGCGCATTTATGCCTATCACTATCCTACTTGGGAAGCCAATCCTGAAATCAGTCGAGAAAGTTTACAACCAGAATATGACAAAAGTAGGATGGTAGCTGAGCGAGACTTTGGTGCTATTCCACCTCTCGCTAATGATCCATTCATTGACAACCCTAACTGTATTGATTTGATGATCCGAGAAGCCCATAAGCACAATCTGATACAGGTAAAAATTGAATACGATACTGACGAATTTGGCAACATCACCAAATATGCCAAAGTCAATGTCCCCATGATTGACAAGCGAAAGCCGCGAATGCTTCTTTGTGATGCTGGCGAGAAAAGGAATCATTTCGCGGTGATGCTAATGACCTGGGATTCAAAGATGAATCGAGCACGGGTAGACTACGTATTCGATGTGAGCCCGGAAGAGGGAATTCCTATCAATTTTGCGCTGATGTGGGAACATTGCTTCCGACCGCTGTGTGAGGGCCTTCTCATCCGTCACATGTTCTCTGATACATGGAATAGCACCGAACTAGTTCAGCGCCTCCGACAATTCAAAGTGATTTCCGAGCAAGTTACTCTAAAGTTCGCAGATTTCGTGGAAGTAGCCGCTCGTCTGGGAGCTGGGGAACTGATTCTCCCGAAACCGGAGCTACCTATCGAAGAACTTCGCCTAACCTACGAAAATCCCACAGAATATGTAAAGGGTAAACCCGTTCTATCGCTGATTTTACAAATGCTGACTGTCCGGCAGGTGGGGCGCAGAATTACCAAACCTATAAATGGCGACGATGATATGTTCCGGGCTTTGTGTCTGGGTATGTCTCAGATCGTCCGCCCAGAGCTAAAAAGGATATATGCGGTAGACGCGGCTGGAGGGTCAGCGGGTAATCTTGGGGTTATCTTCTCTAAGAGCGCCGGATCTGCCGTAATTGACCAAAATAAGACGACTAACAGTGCGGTTTTGAAGACAGTTAAGGGCTACCGGGGCCATTAGAGGGGATTTCTATGGATATCGTGTCAAAGGTAGTCGAAAGACTAAAGTTGTCAAAGGAAGCCGCCACCAAGCTCCGCAGTACGGCCAGTCTGGCCGGGGCAGAGTCGGAACAGCAGGTAGAGGCGGTACTAGCGGGTATTCAGAGAGGCGAGAAAAACGTTGCTAATGCTAGACAGGCACTTTCTGTCACGGTTGATTATCCGCAAAGAGTTGATGAATGCCCTGTTTGTTTTGCCCACATGCAGCCTGTGACTCTGGCGGGACATAGAGAAGCATTTTTCTGCCCTATTCATAACGTTGTCATGCCTTCAATCGAGTAAATCCTATGTTCTTCAAATTTGGAAAGCAACGAACCGGAAGCGCCTACAACCTCCATCGAAACAATAGATCGAAAATAGGAAAAACGGTTACAACCAAAACGGTTACAGCTAGCTTAGGTAGCAGCGGTACTGGCGGCAGCGGTGGAGGAGGCAGTGGGTTTTCTGGAAGTGGCACAGGAGCCAATACTTTTGGGGGCCAATACAACGTATCTAGGTTTAATCCAGTCCATGACCATCTAGAAATCGGGTCGATCATTGAAGATTGGATGCCTCGCGATCAAGCGGGCCTAAGTCAACTATGGCGATTGATCTATCTACGGGATGCTATTGTCGGACCTGCCGTCGATTTATACAGCAATCTACCCTATAGTGAATGTCGTCTGAGCGGCATAGAAGATCCAGCCATCATGCGTGTGTATCAGGACACAATGGAGAGACTTGATATAGTCACTATGATGCCTGAGCTAGTTCGAGAGTTTCTGATGATTGGGCGTTTTTGTGCTTCTCTGATCTTTGACGGAAAGCTTGGCACCTTTACAGATTGGACAGTCCACGACCCGGACTTTCTTCGAATTGAGCCAATCCCCGTTCGTGGGATAGACCCAAAGATAGACTTAATTGCCTCCCCCGCTCTAAAGAATTTTCTTCATTCCCAAGATGAACGAGATTTAGCAGTAAAGGATGGGCTTCCTCCAGAATATTTCGAGGAGTTTGAGAAGCATGGTACCTACAAGCTAAACCCTCTCAGTACCATATTTGTGCCTAGAAGGGCAAATCCTTACGATTACGTTGGCACTTCTTTTCTGACCCGAATCGTGAGCTTCTGGGCATTGGAGAAGTCCTTGGTCGAGAGCACTGTGACCAATGCGCGCAGGCGCACGAGAGCTATTACTCACGTCAAGGCAGGTATCGAAAACGTCTGGGAGCCTACAGAGGAAGAGCTAGAGGCAATTTCAGGCTTGTTCATCCAAGCTGACGAAGATCCCGTGGGAGCAGTAGTTACCACTCGAACAGGCGTGGAAACTTCCGAAGTAAAGTCAGGGGCCGACTTCTGGAAACTGTCGGACGAGTGGGCATTCCTGACTGAAGGTAAGATGAGAGCCCTCGGTATCTCTGACGCTTTCCTCAGTGGAGATGCCACCTACAATAACATGGAGACGGCTCTGTCAGTCTTTATGGAGACCCTCCGTACTCTCCGTGCCTACATGGATCGGAGAGTTTTCTACGAAAAGATCTTTGCCACTCTAGCTCGGGTTCATGGATTCATCAAACCAGATGCGAGGAGCAAAGGTCCCGGTATGCTTAGTCGTACCCTAGACTATCGAAAAGCGATGAAGATTCCCCGGGAAGACCTTCTCATGCCCAAGATAGTGTGGGATAAGAAACTTCAACCAGAGGGGGATATGAACTTCCTTGAGATGTTGCGTACTGCCGATGAGGCAGGCGTACCTGTCACTTTGAAGCAATGGGCCACTGGAGCCGGTCTCAATCTAGAAGAAATGATGGAGGAGCTAGAAGAAGATTCTACGTACAGGAAGAAGATCGGTGAGTGGCGCAAGCAATTCACTGGCGATGCTGCTATGGAGCAAGAGGTAATGTCCGGGGAGGGCTTGCGAGCTATTCCAGTCTGGGATAGAAACAATAATTTCGTATCTCTCTCTTCCACAGAAGCACTTGATGTTCTGGAGCATTTCCTTGGTTCCAAGGAGAATATGTTGAAGTTGACCAGTTCAAATGAAACGATGCGCATTGTCAGTTCTTTGCTGGATGGGGATGCTATTAAGACTGAGCTAATGGCTTACCTTCTGAGACGCCTGGGAGTTAACACTCCTCTGCCTATTCCAGAGAGAACCATTGCGGCCATTTCGGAGCACGTCACCAAGATCGGGTCAGAAACGGACTCTGGAGTAGTGAAGAAAGCCGTCATGAATGAATTCCAAATCCTAGCAAGAATCACATCTTCGGGGATTTCAAATGACCGAAAACTGGCTCTTGTGAAGGGAGCAGCCAAGCATCAGGATATGAGTGCCTTTACTCCTAAGGCTGTCACTGGGGTATAGCGTGCATCAGGGAATGCCACATAAGTACCAATTTTCCAACATAGCGCCAGAATTGAGCGTTGCCATGTTCGAGAATCATTGGAAACTATACGAGGGATATGTCCTGAAGCTAAATGAGACTATGAAGCAGTTGTCAAATCCTTATGACCCCGAGTTAGTAAGGAAGGCCAGCCCTGCTTCGGGAAAACTTCGTGAGCTGGAGACAGCTAAATCCTTTTTGAATAATGCTGTTTTGCTGCATGAGCTGTTTTTTGAGAATGTCATTTTACCGGATAACAGTGCTCCGATGGCTCCTGGCCCTCAAACAATGTCGCTTATTCAGCGAGATTTTCCTCACGTAAAGGCTTCCGATTTTTGGGACACTATCATCAAACCAACGTCTAAGGCTGCTCGTGGATGGTGCATTGTGGGAGTTAATATGCTCCAATCTAATATGGATGTCGCCATGCTAGATTCCCATGAGGGCATAATTCCGCTTGGTTTGTATCCTGTGCTTATCATTGATATGTACGAACACTCCTATTCTGAGCAATATGGCATTGATAGAGGCACTTACTTGGATCATCTGAAGCGCAGCATTAACTGGTCCATTGTCGAGCATAGGCTTGCTACTGTCATGAGTGCATCGGAAATGATGCGAATCTCCATACCAGAAGAGGCAGAGGAATACATTCGGCAGCAATTTACGGATAAGTCCGACATAGAATTCGGCTTCCCAGATGAGGACGACTTTCCAGATCCGCAACCTGAGAGCACCGGTTTGGACCATAGAAACGAGTTGTCTATACAACCAAATCCTAGGGCACACAGTGCGGTAGAAGATAAGGTAACTAAAGCCGATCTAGAAGATGCTTATAACCAGATCACGCATCTATCCCGAGTCTCTTTTAGTTCAACAGATGACATGTTTGACAAAGTAGTGAGAGGCAGAAGCCCAAGATTCCGAGATGAACTATGGGCTATGATGCAAGAGGGTCCTGAGTAATGAGCTTTCAAAAAATCAATCAACTTGCGGGCGCAGCTATCGTTCATGGCTTTGTTGACGAGATCGTCGAATTAAATGAAGTCCTGGCTTTTGATCTCAGATTCAATCTACGCCATCCAAAAATCCAGGCTATCTACATGCTGGAAACTCCCATCAACGGGTGCCATTTTGAAGTTGTCAAGAGAGACGGCAGTAGGCATCATGTTGGCGGAGATATAGCTGGCAGAATTCTAGGCGAGGAAAAGGCGTATATGTCTAACCTTGAGCAGATTGCTACTCAGGCCAAGGAGCAAGCTGGGCTCATTAAGCAATTCTGTCGCAAATGTGATCTGTTCAGCAAGATCTATCCCGAGGAGTATCAGGAGCAGCAGCTCAAGGATCGCCAGAAGGCTATGGAAGAAGATTACCTCAACCGAGCTGGCGGCGTCATGTCACGTCTTGCAAATGCTGATAAGACACTTGCTGATGAACCCCCCAAGGTCTCTTTGCCAGCCGCGAATCCTATCTCTGCGGCTGTTTCTAGTCGAATTCGGGCCAAACTGCGAACAAACTGCGAAATCCAGTATGCAGTGGCCCAGGGGCATCTCCCAAGTTGGATCGAGTTTCTGCGCGACAAGAGCGGCCAAGTTCTGGGAGAGAAGGAAATTTGGACCGAAACAGACCCGACCGGAGTCCTGCGTTTTGAAGCTAGGGGAGGTAAAATCATCCTCAGTCGAGACGGAACGGAGGTAGGAGCATGGGATTCCTATGAATCCGCTCACAAATTCCTCCGTTTGGGGGCAAATTCGCTTCCCAATCCTGTTCTTCCGCTAACCAAAAATTCCTACGAGAGAACTGTTGAAGCCATACCTGCTGATGAGGCACTGTTGAGACCTACTATTCGGGCTCAGGTAACAGCTAGCATCTGTGATCCTAAGCTATGGGATTTCCTAAACGAATAGTCATTATCTCTCAGATAGGCCAATTCAGGAGGGAAAACGGTGCCTCATAAGGTCTATGGATCTGTTGCCAGATCAGCTCACGTCATAGAAGCGAGCAAACACAGCTACGGGTACACGCGCAACAAGACTAAGGCAAGCATTCTTGAAACAAAGAGTGCTTTCTCGGACTATAAGCGCGATATTGATGTGTCTTGGCTGGCGGCTGCGGCCGAGACCTATCAGATCAGCCCGGACATCCGTGACTACATCATCGTAGATATTCCCTCCGTCACGGTAGATATCCCTAATCGAAATTTGCAGTCTTTTCCCTATGAAGAAGTATCTTTTTTCGATAACATGCAGGGTAGCCTAGTCTATCAAACATTCAACGGCCGACCTACACATGTTGACCACCAGAATCAAAATCCCCTGGAGGCTAAGGGCACTCATTTTGATTCAACTCTTCAGTTTGTACCTGCCTACAATGTCTGGAAGATCAGAACTCTAGCGGGTTTTGATCGAACCAAGGATACCAAGCTCGCTGCCGATATCTTGAGCGGCCGTAGAAATGGGTATTCTATGGGCGCGCTAGTTCAGAATTTTGTTTGTTCTAACTGCGGCCAGGTAGAGGTAATCAAGAATCCTTGCCGTTGCATGGCTATGGGCAAGGGATCTATAGTAGACGGCAGACTTGTATACCAGATATGCGCTGGTGTTCAATTCTTCGAGCAGTCTTCCGTTGAAGACCCGGCAGATCCTACGGCTCTGTCGAATGCGGTGTACTAATGCCCTGGAAGAGCAAAAAGCAGCAGCGTTGGGGCCACGGCAAGGGCGGCAAGAAGGCTGGATTTTCCACAGAGAAAATTGAGGAATGGGATGACAAGACGAATTTCGAATCTCTTCCTGAGGAAGCATTGATTGACGAGGCCGCTACTAAGGATGACGTAAAGAGCCTGAAAAAGCTATCCAGAGAGCACAACATGGGAATGCGCTCTGGAGGATTCCATAGTCCTCCAAAGGGCAAGAAACAATATACTCGAAAAGAGAAGCACAAGGAACAATCAAAGAGCGAGTCACTAACGCCCACTGATGAGACGTATCGCCGGTACAGCTTCCCCATCGCAAAGCTGGTTGCGGGTCTGAACTGGTCTACATGGGAGCAAGAAACTCATAGCGAAGAAGGCTACGTGCCTGCTTGGGGTTTCCATTCCGTGGTGGACAGAGGTGTAGACCCACACGAAAAGCATGAGGGTGCTAGGAAGATAGAGCAGGCCCCTAGCCCGCTCCCGGCGTCTGGATCGGGGACGAAGCTGCATAAAGCCTATGCCCTAAACTGGGCTACAGAGGGCCGTCCCTGCGGAGATGAGGAAAAGTACCCGGAGAAATGTGGTCCCGGGGAGGGTCCCGAAGATACAGAGCCGGACTATCCCGACGTATCCACTCCAGAGAAAAAGCGAGCATGGGACGAATCCGTTGACCGATATGTAGGCGGACCAGAACAAGGGGAACCCTCATCCCCAGAAGAAGAGGCGACACAGCGATACCAGTTCGGGATGCTCTCAAGCCACTTAACTCAATATGACCAACGTTTGGCAAAAAGAGAAAGCCACCCCAATATTTATCGTATTGGTCATTTTCTGAAGGCTGCTCAGGATATGGAAAAGGCCGTAAAAAGTGGGCAAGATATGGAGAGCGCATTTGCTGATTCATTCACGCCCTCCGGCCCAATGGAAACGATAGCGAAGAAACTGGGACTAGGGATGGCAGTACAGAGAGGCGAGTGGGTGAAAGCAGATCCTCCTAATCCAGACGCCCATCCCCGCGACCGATGGAAGAAGCCACGACAGAAGGCAGCACCAGAGGGCGGTGCTCAGCGTTCAGATCTGGATATAGAGAAAAATCAGATGATGATGGACCCTAATCTCCACCCGCAAGAGCGCGAGGACTATCTGAAGAATTATGAGCAAGAGAAGAGCCGACTTGGCGGACAGGTCTGGTCCTCAACTCTGAATTGGGAAGTCCTTGCCTACGGCCACGGTGGATATCACTACAATCCGCACGTTTCTAAGCCTGTTGCTTTAGAGCCGATTGGTGAAGAAGGTGGCTATCATTACTTCGGGCCGCCGCCCGACGGTGGGTTCTCCTACGGGCTCTATACAGACGGAACTAATACCATTGCAGCTCAAAGAGCAGCCCAAGTGTACAGTCCAATCACCGGCGCTCCCATGAAATACGCCGGAGATGCTTCCTACGACTTGGTAAAACAGGCACTTTCTGGCTCTAAGTTCCCGAATTTACTGCATTCTTGCGGTTCTTGTGCCTATGCCTACGTAACTTCCGCAGATTACTTGAAAAATCTGAATTGTCCTGCTTGTGGCTCAACTTCCGAGTATGGAAATGCTATGATGCGAGGACGAAGAGCAGCAAAAAAGTAGGCTTCATTTAGTCTATAAGGTGTTATTTATCAAATAGCAGCAAAACTCGCCTGTCATACGCAGGCTCAGGTGCGAGTCCATTGTCTTTTTTGAAGTAGCGGTCCTGAGCCCATAGACATACATCCGATGAGGAAAAAGACAATGACTATCAAGATTGACAAAGTACGAAAAGCTCTTAGGCAGATCACAGCCGGTGATCCCGGCGAACTTGATCCCGCTGTTCCACCCCACGGCGGAACTCACGATACAGACATTGATATCGCGGACTACGTGGTAAAACTTGTCGATACGAATTCTCCCGACACGCCGGATCTAGAAACCCGTGCTTATGAAGGCGGAACTGAGGAAGACGGCACTGCCGATACTCCTCCCTACGATGGCGAGTCCAGCGTAGATGGTATTCCCGTCATTCCTGACACGATGGCGGCTAAGACCAATCGTGGCTCGACCCCGCTTGGTGGTCCTATTGGTGGCGACCCGCAGCCCGCAACTTCGGCCGCTGGCGACGACGCTGGCGACGCTCAGAAGAACAAGGGCGGCGGCGGACCTGTGGTACAGCTTCCTGACACGATGCAGGATGAAGTATCCGTGGCCCCGGATGATCCTCACGCCTCAGTAGCCCTGACGACACATGATCTCGTTGATCTCCGCTCTATCATGGGCGAGAAGGCCGAGACCAATGTGGGGAAGGCAGTAAGAGTTCTTCAGTGGCTTGACCGCAACAAGAGGAACCCGAAGAGGGAAGCTGTAGAGGCAGGGCTTGATAAGTGGAATCCAAATAAAGAGCAGTCTCTTGAGGCTCAGGCTCGATATGGTTTTGCTTACCTGCACACTGACTCTGCGGCTGATTCGAAGAATGCCGAGAGGACCCAGAAGGTTCTGTCTTGGCTCAAGAGCTTCCTGACAGGCCGTAAGCTAAAGGTCGCTGCTGACTTCCTCAAGAGTGCGGAAGCAAAGAGCGATCCTGAGCTGGCCAAGCAGGTATCCGTCTGGTACAAGGTAAATGCAGTAGAGCTAGGCCCAGGTCTTCCGACAAGCGAAGAAGTAGGCATTGATGACATCACACTCTATGGCCCTCAGGATGATTCCCCGAGTCATAAGCCTGCTGCGGCAGATGATGGCTTCACGGAGCCGAAGGTCGTTAGTCTTGATGACGTTCCGTTCAAGGACCCGGAGAGGCATCCAGCCGAAGCCGGTAACGAGGTAGACGAGCAGTCTGGTTCGCCTGCCCAGGATGCTAATGCCGTAGATAGCGACTCGTTCAGCGCCAAGGGTGATGATCGGGCAAAGGAGTCTAATTTGCCGACAGCAAAGACTGTAGAAGGTTATGGTCATGGCTATGCTGATGAAATCGCTGCTCCCCCGGTCCCGGGTCTGCCTGAGGCACCCCCGGAAATGCCGCTTCCGCCTGAAGAGCCTCTTCCTGGCCTTCCTGGCGAGCCTGTGGCACCTGGCCTGGAGGGACTTCCGGGTGGAGAGCCTGGACTTCCGGGTGGAGAGCTTGGACTTCCGGGTGGAGAGCTTGGACTTCCGGGTGGAGAGCCTGGACTTCCTGGCGAATTGCCGCCTGAGATGCCCGGACTTCCTCCGGTTCTACCTGAGGATAACGGCGGGATGCCCGGTCTAGAGCCGGAACTGCCCGCCGAGGGTCAGGGCATGCCCCCAATGGGTGGCGGCGGAGCGCCCGGTGGCGGCGGCGGTCTTGCCCCTGCTGCTGGACCTGACCAGGGACTAGAACAGAGCCTAGAAGAATGGCTAGCAGAGGAACTGAGAGAGCCAGTGCACCAAGATCCAGCAGAATCCGCACACATAGAAATGCTGTCCAATTTCGATGACGTTGGTCCGATTCTTTCCTCTGATATTGTCATGTCTCTATATGGCGAAAGTCAGGAGAATCCTCACTGGAACATCGACATCAAGGGTCGTCCTGTTGCCCGTGTTGAGCTAAGTGACCAGCCGAAGCCAGAAGAAGTACGCTCGACGTTCCTCTCTGGTCCTTACGCTGAGAACATTGCTCAGGCGATGGAGAAGGTTGGTGTAAGCGAGGTTCTCAAGGCGATCAATGCGAAGCCTTATGCTGCACGAATCGAAGTTGGCGCGCTTGCCAAGAAGATTGAAGCTAAGATGACGGAAGCTTACGAGCAGAAGTTTGCCGAGAAGGTAGGCGAGCTGCGAGATCGCTTCCTAACGGCAGCCAAGATCGCACTTGCAGGCTACAACAATAACTTCTTCCGTGGTGAAGATCACGCTCTAAAGGCTGCGCTCTGGAGTGAGCTGAAGAGACTGGGTGTCCGAGATGCATCGAAGGCCATTGAAAGTGGTTTCGATGAGGGATCGGTTCCATTCTTTGAAGCAATTCTGAGCAAGGCTGAGGAACTCATGGACCTGCCTGACGAAGCACGAGATGCTATCGCCAAGGCGATTCCTGAGAGTAATGCTCTTGTGGCAGCGGGTGCTGACACCGGGAGCGAGTTGCCCAATCACGAGACTCTAGCCTCGAAGCTGGAGCAGGGAAATGTCCCATTCGAGAATGCAAGCCCGAATGTAACAGCTTCCCGCTCTGACTTGCGAGACGGTCTTCGAGAGAGGGTCAAACTATCAACGTTCCGGTCCAGCTAAGTAGCTAGACCACAAGGAGATAAAAATGTCCTACGATCTAAAAAGATCACACTTCTCGATCATTCTAGAGAAGAAGGTTTCAACCGGGTCGGTTGTAACCGAGGAAGGTGTAATTTTGGTAGCTGTCCTCGATCCCACTACCGGTGAGGAAGTTGTTCAACTTGCCGCCGGTACAAGTGGTGAGGTAACCGCCGGTTTCGCTATTCGCGATAACGCCGACAATGCTACCACTTCAGTAGTCGAAGAGGGTACGGTTCCCTCGTCTGGAACACTTGAGATCCAGCTTGATAACAACAACCTCGTTGCCAGTTCCGCTGGTGACGGTGCTACCTCTCAGTTGCGCGTCGTGGCTTCCACATCTGGCGCACTGACACTAGTCGATGGTTCGACCCCATCGAGCGGTGAGGTTGCGAATGAGCCGGTAACGGGTCTTCTGACCTTCAACTCGGCTCAGTCTGGTGAGGACGTAGTGGTCACGTACCGCTTCAATCTCACTGTTGCTGAATCTAGACTGCTGTTCTTCCAGCGTAACATCAACAATGAGTCAGGTGCCCTATTCGGTCAAACTGGTGTCGGTCATGGTCATGGTGAGATCTTCACCGATCAGTTCGATGCTACGGTTGACTGGAGTGTAGCTGGTCAGGGCCAGTGGACCGGTGCCGATGGTCAAATTGTTGGCGCGGGTCCGGGTGCTCGCCTTGATTCACGGGTAGTTTCCGTTCCTAACGTGAACAATCCGCTTCTAGGCATCGCATTCGATATTGGTGGACGCGCAGGCGTCTAAGTAGCGTAAGCTAGCGGGAGCGGGTGAAAGCCCGCTCCCGTTTCTCAAATTCGAATTTCACCTCGTTTTGAGCAACGAGGCCGCGTTATCTCGGTTTACCTGAAACGCTCAAGGTGCAACGGACGAAAGTCCGGTAGATTTACGATTGAAAACCTTAGACTATAGAGGAGAAATCACAATGTCTAAGAATCCTTATCTTGCTCGCCCGGCATATGTCGGCCGGGGTGGGGATGCTCTGGTTGATGGCGGCGTTAAGGCGTCCAAAGTCAGCCCGCGAACTGGCACCTTGGTACAGTCAAGCACTGAGTCCCTCGTTTCTGGTAAAGGCGAGATTAACGCAGGAAGTAAGCGAGAGCTTATGACCGCAATTGGCGCTCTTCAGCGAATGGTCGCTACGGGTGAGGTCCGAAAGGTCGATCCCAACGAGCAGTACGGTGATATCGTTACTGCCCGACGCGAGCTGGTCGAAGCCGCTTACGCCGACAAGAACGGCGAAGGTTGGCAGGTACTTGGCGAGGTCATCGGTGAAGAGATTTGGGAAACCCTCGGTCGCGAGGGCTTTGCCCGTAAGACTCTTCTCATCAAGCCGCTTGGAAAGGGTGAGACTGGTAGATTGCGCGTAAGGCGGAAGGATGTTATCTCGTTCTTTGTAACGAGTGACCCTAACGTTATTGCGTCGCAGGTTCGCCAGTTCTACATCTATCCGCCCGAGTTCTACTTGATCGCGCATATCACGATCGAGGACAAGGAAATCGAGCAGGCTAGTGGCGATCTTCTTGATGACAAGTATCAGGACGGTCTTGAGCAGATCATGGTCCGTGAGGACGAGACTTGGCGCAGGCTAATCAATGCTGCGGCAGGTGCCTCCAATGACCTGTTCCTGTTCAACACCTTCACGCCGACGGTATTCTCGACGATGCGTACACAGATCGCACGTTGGGGTATCCCGGTAACTGGTGCTATCATCGCTTTCGATCTCTGGGATGACATCATTGCTGACACTGAGTTCAGCACTTGGTTCGATCCGGTATCGAAGCATGAGATCGTGCTTGAAGGTTCTCTTGGAAGCATTCTCGGTGTGAACCTTATCACCGACGCTTTCCGTCATGATACGTTGAGAGTTCTGGAGGCCGGAGAAGTTTACTTCTTGGGCGCTCCTCAGACCCTCGGCGGCATCACGCAGCGGAAGGAACTCGCAACTGAGAGCATCAACAAGTACAACCAGGGCAAGCCGGAGCGTGGTTGGTTCATGGAGACAATCGAAGGAATGTCGATCGTGAACAGCCGTGCGGTTACGAGAGGTAACCGGGTCTAATTGACCTTCCCCTGGCCCTTATCGGGCCTAATTCGGTAAGGGCGGGGGGACATGGCTCTGCTATGTCCCCCCTTCCTTTACCGGATCTCCCCGATGGGGTGACCAATGAAGAAGTTCAATTGGGCCGTCACAGCGGCAGGTTTTGGTCAGTCAGGAAGATCTCATCGACTGCAAATCGAGGAAGCCGAAGACAAAATGTCAGAAGCTATCGAACTACTCAAGCAGGCTAGACATTCTGGGTCACCGGAAGTAAACATAGCTGAAATTGACGAGATTTTGCAGGAAATATCGAGTTCTTTGGACAAGATCAGAAAACTCCGCAACGACATGAGACAATCCTAGGAGAATTCAATGACTCGTGCACGAAGACTTCTTACTCTTGCCTATAAAGCTCACCAGCGCGGCGAGACAGAGATCGCTTCCCGTATTTCAATTTTGGCTTTCACTGAGCCCGATGCTGCTTCCCTATTTGAAGAGATCAACTCTGGAACAGAGATCCTCGACGAACAGGAGCAAACTGTGCGAAATGCTGAGGCAATTTTGAGGCAGGCTGAAGCTACCACCGATGGTAGTATCTTTACTATAGAGGGTATAGAAAAGCTTTTGGTCATCGCCCAAAAAGTTCACACAGTGGGCTACCCAAAGGTGGCAAAGTCTATCGCTCGCGCCGCTAGCTAATCGGCCCTCTCAACTGGGAGATTCTAAATGGCCGATCCAATTGGCAGCGTAGGCGGAACATTTGGCGAAGGCCCGGGGCGCGTCCCCGGCGAGCGTATATTTCAAGCAGTAGACACGCTCGCACGCCTAGCTATAATCGAGACAGCAGATGATAGGCAGATCATTCTCGTTGAAGAGAATGGTTTGCTTTACCGTATGGACCGGCAGGAAACGACTGCCGGTGCTAACGAAGTTTCTGCGCCTAATGGTGGCGTATGGAAGCTTGTCAGTTTTGATGGCATTCAAGGCAACACTGGTCCCACTGGTCCCGGTGGCGGACCTATCGGCCCCCAGGGCGAGACTGGACTTACAGGCACTCCCGGCGGTCTAGGTTCTCAAGGTCTACAGGGTGAGACTGGAGCCGAAGGTG